TTCGCCGTGTCCTTCATCGATTAAATTCTTTAGCGCAGTCAATTTGGTCGTTTTTGACTTGCTCAAGGAAGCAAGGAACGCAGTCAGAGTCTGAGACTTATCGAGTCCGGACGTTACTAAACCAAAGGCCTCTAAGATCTCGAGCGTTACGTCGAACGCCTCGGCCGCTGTATCATCATCATTCAAATAATCCTTTAGACAATAACGAATAGCATCAAACTGAGTACCCTTCCTTATTTCATAGTGTCCGCGTCCATTCCAGTTGCGCAGATGTGACAAGGCCACGCTAGTATTAAACTCCACATAACCCTGGAAATGTGGAGTTCCATTAGAACCAATTTCTCTATTAGCAATTAATAATTTCATATTACTTGGAAAATCAAATTCTCTCTCTTCTGGGTTGTTTAATGTAAAACACCAATTTCTTGCTTTAGCCATGTCGACTATTCCGTCGACCAATGATTAGGGTTTGACATAGGATGTGAACAAAGGATGGGGCCAGTATTACCCCCATCCCCTGATCTGATCCATACGCCCATGGGCTTATAGATCAGCAACCCTACGCCCCTGGTCTTATAGATCAAGTGTCCCATTATCGTATTTACACGTAATTACACAATGGCCAAGTATGTACGTAGAGCGTTTAAACGTCGTCCAGCTCGCGGTCGTCGTCGCTTTGGAAAACGACCTATCCGCCGTAAGAGGTATGGTCGTACGAGAGTCTCTCGTTGGAAAGCCCCATTAGGCAATTTCCCTCCTATTAACACGGTGGCACTTCGCTATGTCGACACCGTCTCCCTCAATGCAAGTTCAACTGCTTCAGCCGTTAATGTGTTTCGCGCTAATAATATATATGATCCCGATTATACGGGAACTGGTCATCAGCCTATGTATCACGATAATTATGCTGCTATTTATCAAAAATATAGAGTTAATTACGCTACCATTGCGATGGTACCGATGAATACACATGCAGTCAATACAACAACACCTAATCAAGTCAATGGAACCAATATTGGAGACAATCACTTCTTCAATTCAAATGAAAAAGCCTGTCGAATTTGGATTATGCGTGACGAAACAGTTAATGACTATCCTAGTAATATAAATACTCTGATAGAAACTGGTAATAAAAATTTCGTATGGAGGTATTGTCCTCAAAATACGTCTCAAAAAATGCCTATTTTACGCATGAAAGTCTGGCCCCATACCTTAATGAACATACCCAAAAAGGATGACCGAATAGGAGCCTTTGTTGGTGGATCACCTTCTAGAGAATGCTATTTCATCTGCGGTGTCAGTCAGATTGGTGACGGTAGTAACCCTGACGCCATATCGTGTCAATTTATCATTACGTACAATGTTACGTATACGGATCCTATTACTAATAGAAATCAAGATACTTAAAGCAAATCCCCTTTGGGATTTGGTTTACAACACAAGTCCCCTCCGGGACGGCGGTAGCCGTTTAATCAATATATTAATAAATTTTATATTTGAGCTATAAAAACACAGTTGTTAATTGCATTTAAAAACTCTTTGTAATCTGTAAATTTCATAGTACATCCTAGTCTAGGCATGTATATCCACGTTTTAACCCTTCTAATAAACGCTTCAAAATACATATCCTTATACCAACGGGACGGTTCTGTGTTGGAAGTAAACACAATCTTTTTCGAGGCAAATTGAACTTGCCCTCCTTTCGTCTCCACCAACAATGGATATCGATCACATAAACGTAGTAAAACATCCCATTGTAACCATCCGTAGAACTCATCCAAACAGACAACTTCTTGATGAGCATAATTATCCCACCACTTCCCCCGTTGCTTCCAATAACAATCTGGAAACGCATCATTGCAGTATTTGCTCTTACCGGTGCCTGTCGGTCCGAATATCACCTCAATGTCCATCTCCCAGTTACGTGGAGTTACCGTTAGCAGACGATAAGCCTGTAAGGCTCTGTGGCTTCTGCACCAAGTATCGAAGTCGTAGTCCGCGATCGCCTTTTCGCCGTGTCCTTCATCGATTAAATTCTTTAGCGCAGTCAATTTGGTCGTTTTTGACTTGCTCAAGGAAGCAAGGAACGCAGTCAGAGTCTGAGACTTATCGAGTCCGGACGTTACTAAA